CTTATTTCTTTTTGCCACCCTTCATGATGGGCTTTCCAGCAACGACAGGCTGGCACGATTTTTTAACGAGTGGGTTATGGGCCATTAGGCTTTCCTTTTCTTTGGTTTTCCAAAGTTCTTCTTCATCGCTGAATAAGCCTTCGGGGTGACAGTAGACTTTGCTTTGGACCTAGAGGTCTTAGCGTTTTTGCGCGCGTTTATGTTTGCGTAGAGGCTCATTACCATTTCACCTTGTCTGCCCAGTACGCAGCAGACATCTTTCCGATCTGGATGTTGTCTGCGTGGCGGGCTTTGAAAGATTTCTTGCGGGCTTTTTCGGCGGCGGTTTTCGGCTTCTTACCCGCACCTTTGACACCCTGCTGACCGAAGCGGATCACTACCTCCTTGCCCTTATCGCACGCCTTTACGACGTGCGATTTGGTCTTGTGAGAAGGCGTGCGCTTCGGCTTGTTACAAGCCATGCTCTTCTTAGAGACGGGTTTTTTAGCCATTGGGTGCAGTCCTCTTTCAAGCACTATCTCGAATTGGGATGTCTATGTCGTCCTTCGCTAGAAAGTGCATTCTTCGAACACTATGTTGCAGCTAAATATAACCCGATCCTCATCAGACATATGCGGGTTGGTGAGGTGCGCCATATGCGCTGGGAAGATTACCATCATTCCAGGCGTCGGGTTTAACGTGTACCTGTCGTTCCAAAGGTTAAAGCCGTTGCCGTAAACCATGTTGTAGCTTGCAGCGGCAGGGTTCCTAAAGACTATCTCGCCCGTTCCTTCAGTGGTCGCACCGTAAAAGACACAAGCCAAGTGCGCGAAACTGTGGATATGTTCTGGGGCAAAGTGACCATTGCCATAGATGGATACCCAACTGTTCGTGATATAGAACTTTGGGTCTGCCTCTAGGTTCTTGGTGTACTTCTGTGCTTGCGCGACGGCTGCCTTGTGTATGCCTTCGAACCGTTCATCACTGGAGAGCTGGTACGCGCCGTGGCTTGTGTACCCGTGCTCTTTGTAGTCTTCTTTAGACTTTGCTCGGTCGAACTTGTGCCAAGCGTTGCTAATAAGTTTGCCATTAGGATCATCGTCTCTTAGATCGTAGGCGTCTTTGCAGAGATTTTCTGCAAGCTCCTCTCCATTCTCTATAATCTCATGGAAAATGGGGAAGCCAAATGGGTTGGCAAATGTCATTGAGAGTATCCTTAAAGTTGAAAAGTAAGGGGTGTTATCCCCTTACTCGGATAGCGCTTTATTGATGCGGTCCCAAATAACGTCGGCAGGCTCTTTCGAAAAAACAAAACCCGCAGACTTGGCATCAAGGCATATCCGCGTTCCCTTTAAAGGTTCAGCCTCCGGCTCTCCGTCGATTGCAATAATGCAAGTCTCTGTGAACATGACGTTCTCAACGTCGATGAAGTGCTGTACGTCGAAACGGTCAATGTAAGGAATGAGTTTCATATTAATCCTCTGAAAGTGCTGCTGTTTGTGGGGGTGAAAGTGGCATGGCTGGGACGTTAGAGTAGTCATCCTCAATGATGTCAGGCACCGTAGAAGGAAGGTCACGAAGCGCCTCGCGGTATGCAAGCCATGCGGCGCGAGCTGTCGAGAACGCAGCGAAACTTGCTGCGTCCTCCATTGTGCGGATCATGTCGATGTCGCTGGAAGCCAGCTTCTCGTCGCGGGTTTTCCGCATGTTTTTAATAAGGAGGTCACGATCTACAGACATTAGTGTTCTCCATTATATTTCATTGAAGGTTTTTCAGAGCAGTAGGTGTACGGGAATGAACGTGCAGTTCCGTCTTCGCCTGTGCCCCAGATGATACGAAGGCCACCCGACGCACCGTGACCGCCGCCAGAGGACGTGCCTGATCCGCCGCCGCCGCCGCCGTGAAGGCCGCCTACGCGGTGGCCGTTGCCGTTGCCGTTTTCTGCGCCACCCGTGAACTGGTTTTCGCCGTACGCTCCGCGCGTACCGCCTGATCCACCGCCACCACCGCCGCGGTAGTTAGGTGAGCCGAAGCCGTACGAAGTCCAGTTACCGCCACTCCCGCCGTAGCCTGAGCCAGCATTCGGGTTCGCGCGAGGGTCAGCGTTAGCACGACCACCCTTTTCGCCTTGGCCGTCCAAGCCTACGCCGCCGCCAGCGCCATAGCCATGAGTTGAAGAGTAGTCATAGCCCGCCCCGCCGCCGCCATAGTAGCCAGCAGTTGACTGCCCAGTTTGTGTTCCGTTCCCTCGGTATCCGCCTGCGCCCATGCCGTGCCGATCACCTGAGTACATTGGCGCGCCACCGCCGTAGTGAAAAGTTGTGCCCGTGCCATCGTCTACAGGAGAACCTTCTTCAGTCCGTACTCCCCAGCCGCCGCCATCTCTTTGATTGTTTGCGGCGTAGCCATTGCCTTTGTCCCAGTGCGTAAGGCCGCTGACAGTTACGCCCCCCGTGTAGCTAGTGTTTTTTCCGTTAGGGGAGCCATCACTGTAACCAGTCCAGCCGCCACCCTGCGCAAAAAGGATGTGTTCTTGGTTCGCGCCGCCAGAGTGGCGTCTCAACCAACTAGCCCCGCCGCCATAGGAGCCGTTGCTGGCTTCCACTGACTTTCCAAGACCCCAGCACCATTGAAGAACCTCACCTGGCACTACCGTGATGCCATTCATCCAAGCAAGGCCACCGCCGCCGCCGCCATCAGCGGACCATTGGAAACAGCCCATAGAACCCGCGCCTACGGCGACAGCGCATATTGAAGTGACGCCGCCTGGTACGACCCAAAATCCGCTAACGTAAGCGTGATTTGAAGCTGAACACATGATCTGAGTGCTGGTTGGGTTGATGCCCATAACGCCATGCTTATAGTAGTCACCCCCTTGGTCGTAAAAGGATTGGCTTGGGACATAGGAACCATTGGCAATACAACCATAAGTATCATTTAGGTAATAAGGAGATGTATCTTCGGGGGCGTTCCATTCACGTCTTAGGGCACCAGAGCTCTTTGATGGGTTATGGTAAGTGTCTTCCTCGCCCAGTGACAACGCAAGGCTGGATTGTTGATTTTGCTTATAGTTTGCCGGACCAAAATAACGTGCGCCGTAAGGGTCGCCGTATGATACATTTCCGCTAAACGTCTTGGGCACAGTTCCATATTCACCAAGGTCAACTGTTACAGTAAGAGCGTGGGCTGAAGCAGCTTGCACGGCAGCGCCGACGTTAGATACGGAAACTGCTCCCGTCTCGCTGTCAATGACTGGATTGACGCCTGATAGAAATCCACTGACGTTTGAAAGCGTATAGGTAGCGCCTGAGTAGTTTGTAGTCGGACCCGCTACTATTATTTGGGGGTCAGTGACATTCTGAGCAATAAGCGGAGCGAGTGTGCCCGTCCAGATTGGTGTCGTTCCTGTGGGGAGAACCTTTAAAGTGTAGGTCATCGAGACTTGCTCGGCGGCAGAGCCGTACGGGTAGTCTACCTTCACCTTGAACGAGTTTGTTCCTACTGCGCTGGGCGTTCCGTAAAACCTAGCCTCGCCCGTGTCGGTGTTGGAGCCGTCTGTGTTGGTAGCCCAAGACACGCCAGCCGGAAGCGCCGTATCTCCGTTCAAAAACTCATAAGTGACTGTACCTGTGCCAGTCTCAAAAGCATTGTCGAAGTAGATGTACTGGTCTTTTTCAGATATCGCGCCGCCAGCGTCCATAGCGATTGTAATAGTAGACCCATTGTCAAAGAAGCCGTCATGGCTGGCGTTGTTGCGGTTCGGGTGGCCCTTGGCAATCTTAACAAACCCGCCTGCGGAAGTGGAGGAGCCACTAGAAGCCCCTCCCCCGAAGTTATATTCGTCGCCCGTGATTTTTAGTTTTCTGCGAATACGTGCCATGTGGGCTTACTCCTCGATGCCGTGAACGCGAACTACAATACTGTCTCCGCTCGTCGTGACAATTACTTGCTCGCCAACACTTGCCATGATCGCTGTGCGCTCCAAGATTTCACCAGCAGCAATCTCAGACTTTTCGTACTTGTCGAGCAAAGGCAGAGCGTAGAAGCGTTTCTCGCGCATGTAAGCCTCACCGTTGAAGGTCAGGTCGTAGCGACGATCCGCATCGCCGTTGTCGGCGTTGTAGATGTTTACAGTGGCGAGAGCCGTGGCGTCGTCGTGTGGCGCAACCGTGTCTTCGTCCACGATTGAGACTGCGTAACCCATATTGGTGTGGTTCGGGCAGTACGTGTAGAGAGTATTCGGCGCAGATGCCGGTACAGTCCACTCGATGATCCGTGTCTTGCCGTCGTGCGTGACGTGACCAGACACCCAATCCGCGTTTACCGTCGTCTCTACAGTGAAAGGCGCTGTCGCAGTTGGGTCGCCCAACATGAATTTCATGCCTGTTGAGTAAGGGGTGCCGTTAGAGTGTGGCCCGCCGGAGACTTCGGAGAACTGAAGAGGGTGGCCGTTGTTCGCTGCCGCCTGCTGGTGCAAGCGGTACGTACGACCGCGTACGAATGTAAGCTCAGTCACGTTGGTGGAGAGGTCGTCGTTGACGAACTTGTTTTGCCCTGAGATGGAGGCAACCGTGATGCCAACTGGCATCGCCGCGTAGTGCTTTGATGCCGTCCATGTTATGCCAAGGTCTGCCGTGCTGTGCTTGGTTCCGCCAGCTACAACTATAACAAAGCCCGTACCCTCAGCCCGAATGTCAACAACGTCAGTGAACACAACTCCCGATGGGAAATCAAATACACTGTAGCCCGTTACCGGGAACGGTGCTGCTGCCGTGTATCCAGCGTACGCAACCTTGTTGCCGGAGTAGGCGATGAAGATGTTGCCCTCGTTGACGGTTGAACCTTCAATCGCTGCCGCACCAATCATAAACCCAGAGATACCTGTCGGTGGTGACATGGTGTTAGATTGGAACTCAGACTGGGTTTGTGGCGTTGCGTCGTTAGACATATAGTTAAAGCCAGTGGTGGTGCCGATAATAAAGCGTTCTTCAGAAGTCTTAATGCCAGCAATCTTGCTGATCGCGCCCAAGCCCCAAGTAAAGGCAGTGTTGTACGTAGCTGCGGTGACGCGGTAGTCTGCGATTGAATTGACTACGGAGCCTGCGCCGCCGGGAACACCTTGTACGTAAGACATCGCAAAGTTTGCGTTCTCGTTGGTGGCCCAAAGCACGTTGTCAGTAGCGGTCTGACCGTAGCTTGTGGAAGCAGTAGTTGCTGCGCCGCCAGAGAAGAAGTTGTCGAACGTATATACGCCGCCGTCTGGGGCGGAACGTACGTACAATGCGCCTGCGGTGTAGAATGGCAGCGGGTTTCCGACTGCGGCAGGGGAGCTGACCAAGAAGAAGTTGCCGTCACCGTTCGCTGTTTGCAGTGTCTCTATCTTTTTACCCGCGATAGGGGAAGAAGCCGTGTTCGCAGCCGCAGGCTCTACCGGAGTGGTCTTCATAGCAGTCATCATCTTCGATGTGCTCTGGCCCACAAGATCAAGTGTGTTGGACGTGTCGGCTGCAACCCATGTCTTGTTATAGTTCAGAGGGGTGAGGTAGTCCTCAAAGTCGCGTGTTTGGTACACCTTGTCTGATACGTATACATTAACGGTAGCAGCGCTTTCGCCGTTGTTTAGTACGTTGAGGTTAAATGTAGACGTGCGAGCCGCCGGAACTGTATATACAACTTCCGTGTCGCGGGCGTTTACAACCTTCTTTCCTAATAATCCGTTTGGCATGATATTCCTCGTTTAGCTTTGTGACAGAAAAAAGACCTTCGACGGAGACATCTGGTATGCGTTCAACGCTGACTGGATGCTTGTCTGAAGACCATTGAGAGCCGCTTGCTCCGTGAGGGATGCTTGCTGCACGGCGGTTATTTGGGTGTTACCCTCTTGCGTTACGCTCGTAACCTTTTGCGAACTCACGTTCGTAATGTTGGTGATCTGAGTGTCGCCTTCAGCGGAAACAGCAGATAGGTTTGCGTTGCCGTTGAAGATTTCGATCATCCTCGCCAGATAAACCAAGTCGGCGTTCGGCGTGGATGCAGTTAGGGTGGTAAGGCGCTGGGCAAGTTCGTCTGCGAGAGCCTGCTGATTTGATACCGAAATATTTGGCATTAGAGAGAACTCCCGTTGAACAATTCACCGTGAAGTTGTGCCAACAATATGCCCTGCTGGATCACGGTAGGTGTGGTTTGGTACGCTTGGTTGGCATAGGTTTGGGACAAGTCCCGCGCAGCCTCGGATGCTTGCTTTGCCGAAAGCGATGAAGCGTTGGCTGCTTCCGCGTCTAGCTCGGACGCTAGGGCATTCTCTGCACTGGTCTGGGCGTTAGCACGCTTTACTTCCATGTCTGAAAGAGCCGTAGACTTGAAGGCGGCTAGGTCGGTAAAGAGATCAGTGAAGCTGGCGACCTCTAGGTACGGGGCTTCTGAGCCACCGATGCGTAGCTTTAGCGTCTGGAGGTCGTTCTCGTTGCTGTACTGAAAAGAGAAGGCGTCGATGTTACCCGTGGTCTCATCGAACAGCTTACCCATAAGTTGAGCAAGCGTGAGGTTGCCCATCTCCGCATCTTCAAGATACGTATCAAGAAGGTGAACTCCGGTATTCGCGGAGCGGAAGTTTAACTGTTCACTGGGGACGCGGGTGCGTGCCATCCTTATTCCTCTTCAGTCGCTAGGGAGCGGAGCTTGGCCACCCGCCATGACGACATTTTTAATAGCTCTTCAGCGTCATTTACTCTTGCGGTCAGCGTGCCCATGTCAGACTGGGACGCTTCTCTTATTCGCAACAATGCACCGCGAAGCGCCTCGGTGTCGTCCCGTACTGGCTTTAATTCTTCGTGGATGCGAGCATTCACAAAGTCGCGTATCACTGCGTCAACCTGGGTTGCCCAAACACTGCTATTTATGGGGTTGCTCATCGGCGCTGCGCCTCCTGCATTGGTATGAGATTGCCCCTTTGAACTTCACTCTCGATCTGTTGCTGCGGCTGTACGGATGCGCCACGGGCTTTTTCCGCAATCATCATTTCTTGCGACTTGGTTGGCCCCTCGGCCTGCTGCTCTTTGGATATTTTGAACTGATCCAAGTCTGAGACACCCATAGAGCGGATGGCCTCCTCGACGATCTTGCCTGAGTTGTACTCCATCGCGAGACCCGTCTCGTTGAGGGTCTTGAGCATGGTGATCCAAGTCTCAGCATTGCGGGTTGGCTCAAGTGGTAAGGTGCCGTCTACGACGAGGTAGTCGATTTCGCCTTGGATGTCTGACAGCTTGAAGTCGAGGTAGCCGTCGTTGACCATGCCACGTAGTGATGAAGCATTGTCTTGCTCGCCAATGCGGATAGAGCTTTCAGCAGCGAAGAAATCCTGCACGTTGGCTACCATCATGCGGGCCATTGGCCGTACGGAAGTGGCACTGATCGTACGAGCGAGTACGCCAAGGCGCTGAGAGCCTAGTTGCGTAAGGCGCTGTATCTCTGTCGCTGTGCGTACGCCGCCTTCTGCGGTTGGCATACCCTGTTGAGCGTCGGAAGCGGCGGATAAACGCTGCTTTAGGCCCGACATTGCCTCGATATCGTTCCAATGACCTCGCGTAACGTCGGGGACGTTGGCGATAAACACGCCATCACCAGGCTTAACACCAGGCATAGTGCGTACAATGCCGTGCGCATTGCGGTCTATAAGGTCTCCGATAGCGACTTGAGTGGGGTCAACGAACATAAGATTGGTCAAAGCGGCCTGTACGTTGTCGATGCGGCTGCGCAACAGCCATGTCGCGACATCATGTAGTGGGAGGAGGATGTCATAAAGCGACTGGGAGTAGGTCTTATGCGCGTCGTGGTACAGGCCGCCGATTACAACAGGAAACTGCCTGCCGTAAGGGTTGAGTTGGCAGCGGATGATGACGTTCTCGTCTAGGACGGTGATGCACATCCACAACTGTTCTATTTGCGGGACACCAATCTCGTACCCAGCTAGACGTATCCAGCTCTCGTCGATGATACGGCTGTCACCCAATGCGAAGAAGGTGCCGCCACCGCGAGCGTTGCGCTCTGCGGGGTCAATACTTAGTCCTCGTCCGGCTTCTTTATGCCACTTATGTCCGTCCCACCCACCAGTCGGAGCGGCGAACTTGTTTCGGAGAGCGGGGTACTCTTTGAGTTTAGGGTACATGCCCGTCTGGAGGAGAGCGTCATAAGATGAGAAATCAGAAAAGATGATGTACTGCATCCTCTCCCAATCTCCCCACTGGACGCGGGGGTCGTGGAATACGCGGCGCGGGTCGAAGTTGGTGATCTTGTTCGTCTTGCTTGAAGCATCCCACGTAACTTTTGTGGGGGCGTATCCGTACCGAATACTGTCCAGAAGGTGTTGGGCAATTCGAGCCTCCCCTGCTGTGCGGCGCATCTGTTGGTGTAGTAGGCGTTCAATGATCTGAGATGACTTGCGCGATTTTCTGTTGAGACCTTCCAACTGGAACATTGGATTGCGGCCCGTAAGGGCAGCCATCAGGTAGGTGTGAACCGTGTCCGATATGGCGCGAGTGTCAGCGATGACCGCCTTCTCGCGGAACTGCGTGGCGTCGGGACGTACGTAAACGTCATGCGCGCGGTCAGCTTGCTTCCAATGCTCGTAGCGTTTGGAGATGCGGTCGTATGACATCTGCATCGCGGATCGTACGTAGTCTACGAGCTTCTGTTCTTGCTCGACGCTGAGACGTGAGGATATGTCCTCATAGTTCATGAGGGCGTCAGCGTGATCGGAAAGATCAACAACGATACCATCGTTGTCAGGAACGTAATCCGCACGGTAATTTGTCGTTGTTAATGTCATGAAACGAGTTTTACCTCCTCGTGATTGGTTTGGTCGTCCTTATTCACCCCAGCCGCGCCATGAGCCGCTCATTTTATTGAGATCGGACTTCATGTCCCACAGGCTATCGCCAGAGTTGGGCAGAGAAAAAGCAGACGGAGTGTAATATTCACCCGTGGTAGGGGTGCGAGCGAGAACATCGAGGCCGATTGATAGGGCGTCGATCATGTCGTCGTGCTTTCCCGAAGGGAAAGACTGACATTCCTCGTGGAAGGCGTCCATCCAGGGGGCATTGTCAGGTAAAAACACGCGCCCGCCCTCTATGAGTGGGAGTATCGAGGTTACGCGGGAGACTTTATCCGACGAAACCTTGTACGGAACTACGGATACGCCGCTCTCGCGCTGTAATTCTTGGATGAGAGACTGACCAGATGCCTTATCCTCGATGTAAATGCCCCGTAGGCCGCGTCCACGCCACTGATTATTGGCTTGGATCATGCGTCTCTTTAGTTCGGGGAACTCAAAACGGTCGCGGATCACGTCAACAATGTAGATGTCACCCGTGGTGTCGAGGCCCATCGTCATCATGACGGAGTAATCGTTGTCCTGTCGGGCCTTGAAGGCCGTGTCGGCTGCGATGATGAGAGTGGAAAAGCGCTCAGGCTTCATATCGGCAGGGTATGTACGCCACCAGTGGGAGCGGATCATGTTGCCGCCCTGTATGTAGGGTGACTGCTGGTAGAGGCTGGCGAACTCGCGCGGGTTTAAGCGGCGACGGCGCTCTAGGTCTTCTATGGAGAAGCGTTCGGGCCAGAGAGCAGTGGCTTCTGTCTTGCGAATGTAGCGCTTGGCCTTAGAGAGCTTGGTAGCCTCGTTAGGTGCGAGGTGTTGAGGGTGGTCAGACGGAAGCTCACTACGGCTAATCTTGCCTGTGTCGCCCTGTATGGCGCGCTCGTCTATGGCAGGGAAGTTGATGTGGTTCCAACGCCCCTCCTTCCAATCGTCAGTCTGCATGAGGCGACCAGCCAAGTCGTCAGGGTGCCAGCGGGTCAGGATGATGATCTGCGCCGGAGGCACATTGTCTACGTCAGGCTGTAGGCGGGTTGATAGGGCCGAGACGTAGTAGTTCCAAACCTTGTTGCGCTGGGTCGCGCTCTCAGCTTCCTCGCGGGACTTGAGCGGGTCATCGAATAGCAGGAGGTTGGCAGCGCGACCGGAGGTCGTGCCCCCTACCCCGATGAAGTAAGCGGCTCCGCCTTGGGTCGTGCGCCACTGGTCTACTGCGCGGCTGTCGGCAGACATTTCGAAGTCAGGAAAGATTTGTGTGGTGGTGGGTTCGTTGGATAGGTCTCGAACTTGGCGTCCGAAGTCAGTCGCGAGTTGAGAATTGTAGGATGTGGACATCATAAAGCGCGTTGGTTTTTTTGACATGAAGTAGGAAGGGAAGATTACGCTGCCGTACGTAGACTTTCCGTGCCGTGGGGGCATGGTTATGAGCAAATTTCGTACAGGGACTAGCTCTGTGGTGGCTTTTTCTGCGGCTGATAGGCCGTGATGACTGTCGAGAGTGTTCTTTTCTAGGTGATCTAGGGCGTCAATCATCTTGAGATGGAAGTCAGGTAGCTTCCACTGGGGGAAATGTAGGCGAACAAAGCCGAGAAAGCCCTCTTCTGCGGCCTTCAGCTTGAGCAAATGGCGGGCGGCGTCCTGTGCGGTGAGGCTCATTCGGCGACCTCGGCGTCTATTATCGTGCTGACGCCTGCGGCGATGGTCTCAAGCTGCTCGCGTGTCATCTTCTCTGGGGCGTCCTGGATGTTGTGCTCATGCTGTACGAAAGCGGCGGTGAGATCAGGGACTACCTTGTTGAGCATGGTGGCGAACACCCGTGCTTGGGTAGGAGACCACTCCTGCTTGCCCATTACTACGGCGTGGGCCTCGCCTATCTGGCGCTCTACGCGGCGGAACAGACCGGAGCGCATGTTAGCTACTTGTAAGGGTGTTAAACGATCAGGTGTTTGTGGTGCTAGTTTGTTTGACATTGAATTTTCCAGACGTTTTCATTTTTGCTCAGATTTGTCGTGGGGTCGGGGATGGATATTATGAAAATTGCACTTCGCGGGTCGGGGTGTGACCCCCCCATCGCCTCGAAATGGCGCATGTACGGCACACGGTAGGTAGAAAGCGTTGATTTTGCAGTCATTTTCCTCCCCTATGAAGGGAGGCTGGCGGGTAACGCGCGCGTAAAAAGTTTCCAGTTCCGCTCCCCTCGCGTACGAAAATTAACCATACGGGCACGTTACGCATCTGCGTTACGCCTGTCGTCCTGCGTGAGTGCGACCAAAGATAAATCTTTGAGGAACTGAAGGGGGTGCCAGCTCTGATTGGAGATTGGCCCACGTCCTGCGTTCTGCGGGGCGCGGTTATGCGTAACACATAAGGAACTTCATCATGACAAAAACAAACACAGCCGTCGCACCCGTAGTAGCTTGCTTCACACGCAAGGCAGCAGCCGAAATGTATCTCGCAGCACCCGTCAAGGGTCGCGCCGAGGTAGCCGCTCGCATCAAGGCGCAAGCCGCGAAGAACACCAAACGCGCTTGGAAGACGCTCGTGCGTTACATCGAGACAGGCGACCTCGTTCGCATCAAGCTGGTCGTCTCGGGCACCCGCGAAGAATGGGCCGCGATCAACGCAGACGCCAAGGCGAAGAAAGACGCAGGCGCAGCCGTGAAGGCCGTCAAAGCTGTCGCGAAGACCCGCGCGAAGAAGCCAACCAAAGAGCAGCGCTTGATCGCACAGGTCGAGCTGGAAGTCGGACGCGCAGATCGTCTCGCTCGCGAAGCCAAGCCCGTGATCGCCGATGGCGTTGACGCGGTTGCAGCCGCCAAGGCGTACGCAGTGTTGATCTCCTCTGGCTTGGGTAACTCACCCGAAGCTGGCCTGATCGCTTCCTTCCTGCGCGGTTAATCACAC